CAATCATTTATCTAAAATAACAGTTACAGTAGCTTTCGTAAGAGTTGAAACAGTCATACCACCTTCAAATAAAATTCCATCTTCTGCTAAATTATAAGCGAATACATCTCCATTTGGTACATCAACTTGAAATTGTGTAACTGAGTTTCCGTCTTGTAATATAACTGTACCTGCTCCTGATCCATCTGAAGCAAGAATAATTCCTCTTAATCTAGTTCTTCCTGCAAATACAGAACCTGTTGTTGATTTTCTTACTGCTTTAACATCACCCTTCATAATGAACTCTTACGTAAATGTTATTGTTACACCACCAGTATTAGCAATAGTGGCATGAATACCGTCTTGAAATAAAATTCCATTACCAGGAAAGTACATGTCTAAACCTTCTGAATCAAATAAAAATGTAGCGATTGTAGTTCCTGAACCTCCGCCACTTTTAAAAATAATAGAACAGTTAGTTCCACCTTTTGCTTGAACAGAAGTTAGTCTCGCTCTTTTAGTGGTAGCAACCATTTGTGCAGTAGATGTTGCATGGGCTACCGATTGATCACTTGAAAAACTTGATCCGCCTGACATTTTATTCTCCTATGTTAAGTGGCTCCCGAAGGAGCCACTAATTATTTATTATTGTGAATCGAAAGGTGTTG